TGGTCTGTTTCTTTTGCAAGTGTCAATATACCATCTATTGCGTCTTGTCCTCGTTCTACTAGATTATATAAGTTTTCTCTACTATACTTATAATCACTTGTTATATCTTCTTTTTCATTAGGTCTAGGTACAGCAGGTGTTGTTTGAACAATCTCTTGCTTAGGTTCACTTATTTCTAATAACTCGTTTAATTTATCTTCAACTTTTTTCATATCCGCCAAACTTTATTGAGAACCTAGGTGTGTTAGGTATATTAAATGCCATACCTTTGTGTAATACATCACCTGTTAATTCTATTATTCTACCTTGTTTAAATGGTACAGTCTCTCCGTCTTTTACAATAAATTCACCTCCTATATATTCGTTAGGTAAATTATCACATGTTAACATCATAACATAAGATTTGTAATTAGGATCACCATTGTTACTATCTTTATGAAAAGAACCATTCATACCCATAAATTGCATATTAGCAAATATCTCTACTAATTCAAAGTTTGGATTTAAGTGTTCTATTGCCTTTGTTAAATCTTCAAAACATTCTTTTTGATATATGGTAACATCTTTTCTATTTTTATATCTATAGAAAGTTCTACCCATAAGTCTATGAGTGCCGTGATGACCATACGGCCAAGAATTTCTTCCTGCAATATTGTCAGCAATCCATGAAACATTTGTTGATAAGTGATAAGCTAAATCGTCAACCCATTTCTTATCAAAAACACCATCGTGTATTTTTATCTCAGTCATAATAAAAAAATTATGTATTATTCTTTATCAGTACCACTTTCAGGATCATAGTCGTCAGCATCCTGGAAGAAAGAACGTGTTTCACTAAAACCAAAATCATCATCAGCGTCAGCAGTTGTAGGATTAGGAGTAACAACATATCGTTGTTCTCTTTTCGCCGTTGCTGTGCTTGTATTTGTATATTGGTCTACTTGAACTTGTTTAATAACTTTTGTACTTGTTACAGGTCCATATAAGTACATCTTCGCTGTAAACGATAAAGTGTACATTAAAACTCGTCTGTCTGTAAAAGTTCCGTCATAACTGTCTTCGTATGTTACATCATTAAGAATAATTGGAACGTCTCTTACGATATCTAAACTTGGCATTACATTTAATGATACTGTATAGTCAGGTTGAAACATTGGTAATATTTGTTCTACAATTTGTAAAGCGTCTTCACTATTTTTTGCCATAGTAAACAATGTAAAAGAAACATTGTAAGGTACAGGCATATAAACATTAGTCATTGACTTAGTATCTGCGCCTTTTACTTTCTTAAACTTTTGAATACGATTTAGTTTTCTGCTAGGGTCATATGTAAGACCTGTTAATTCAAAACCAATTCGTGGTAAAGTAAGTGCCGTTGATTTTACATCATCAGCGCCTCTTGTACTGTCTTGGTCAATTCTAGCTAAGAACTTTTGTTTTGGTCCGTATGCAAGTGGAACTTTCATCTTTTGATTTACTTTTCCTGTACTCGCTCTACGATATATGTACAAATCATTAAACAATGTACCAAACGCTACTATCGTTTTTCTAATTAGTTCATGGTATTGTGCGTCTTTAAACATTATTTACTCCTTATAAGTCACTTGGGTCACCAAATGGATTCTTTTCTGTGAAGTCAAAGATATCATTGTTTGTATCGTTGTCATTTAATCCTGCTTCATCATCAAAAGATATATTGTCGGCGCCTGGTCTATCAGCCGCCATGTTTGTTGTGTTGCTATCTTCTAACACTATATAGTCAACAAAATTAGGGTCATCTTCCAGTATGATATTGTCGCCATCAACTTCGTCAACAATTAAGTCGCCTGTCTCTGCTAACAATGTCTCAATATTACCGTCAGTTACTTCAGCAAGTAATTTACCTGCTGATGTTGTACCAATCTCTAGTGTTATTTGATTTTGTAATAAATCTAAATTCTCGTCTTCTAATTTTTCATCAATCTCAGTAATACCTGTATCAACAAGTTCCATACTGTAATCCCAAACAGATGTTTTAAGTTTGAAAATAGGTAAATCATTAATCTGATACATTGGATCTTCGTCTTCAACGAAGTCTACCTGGAAAAACTTTTTGAAGGTTGGCATGTAGATAATGTCACCTTCTCTAGGTCTGTTTATTGAAATTGTATTTGATGGTTGGTCAACTAATAACTCAAATGAACGTCTGCTAACAACGAAAGTTATTTCGTCTTTCATATCTAAACCAAACTTACCAATTAAATCACCTTGACCGGCAAAACCGTTTACATCTTCTATATACATTTCTATTTGATACGCTTCTGTGTACTTACTATCAGGTGTTTCACCTAATATTTTATCTTCCGTTACAGTTGTTCTAGGAAGATAATGTACTTCGTGCCCAAATATCTTTAACTGCTCTATGATTAAATCTTCATAAAGAGTTTTTTCTGAGTGTGTACCATGTGAGAAATATGTATTTTTCACTTATTAACCTACCATATAGTTTGGTGGTAACTCAAAACTTAACTGTATTTGTTCTTCTAGTTTGTTGATTTCTTCTTGTGCTTGAGAGTAAATTTGTTCACCATTCATTTGAACACCACCCAGCATTGCAACTCCCTGGAATTTAGATAAGTTTGTACCCCATTGTTTTTTGATTAATTGAATTAAATATTTTTTTAAGAATATGTCATCAAATAAATCTGTAAATGTAGAACCATCTAACTTACGATAGCATTCAATGATTAAGTAATCGCCTGTTTTAACATCATGTGCCCAATCCATATCTATATACAATCTGTTTTTGTGTTGATTGTATCTAACTGGTCTTTCACCTGTTAGAATATGGTCTAACATATCTAAATGTCTTAATGTCATATCGTAGTGTATAATGCTTGTAGATGAAAAATCATACAAGTCATTTAATCTTAATTGATATCTGACATCAAATAAATTTAATGCCGCCTTGTCTGTAAAAGGAAATACTTGTAATACTGACATTACATTTGAAGGCATAGGTATATAATTTTTACCTTCTTTAAAACTTGCTGTTACTGTGGAATCTGCTGTATCTGTGACTGTAGTTAATGTTTCATTTGCTCTTGCTCTAGTAATATCGTCAGCTGTAACTTGATATTTTAAATACATTCTTTCAGAACCGTCATAATGATACTGAGCAAAGTATTGTACTGCTTCGTCTATTCTATCTTCTACTTGGTCGTCTTCTACATTGATTTCAATAACAGGTTTACCTAATGCTCTTAGGCAGTATTGTTTAAGTGTTTCTCTACTAGTTATTGGGTTATTTTGTGCCATAATACTACTATTTATGCATTATATATACCTATATGATACTGGAAAATTATTATTACTATTTCTCAGGTGTTATACCAGAAATTGTATGTGATGATATAATAAAAACTGCTCAACAGCACCAGGAACGACTAGGTGTGACAGGAAACTTGACTGAGGAAGACGTAAAGAATAACCCTCAAGCAGCTCAGAAAAACTTATCACATAGAGACAGTCATATCACTTGGATAGATGATGAGTGGATATACAACGAAATACACCCTTGGATACAACAAGCAAATAAAAACGCTGGTTGGAATTTTGATTGGCATTGGTCAGAAGCATGTCAGTTTACAAAATACAAACTAAATCAGTATTATCATTGGCATGAAGACCAAGGTGCAAAACCTAATGAAGAAGGTAATATAAGAAAACTATCTTGTTCAGTACAGTTATGTCACCCAAATGAATATGAAGGTGGTGATTTACAGTTTGTTACACCACATGGCGAGTTTACTGTGGATCAGATAAAACCAAAAGGGTCTATTTGTATCTTTCCATCTTTTGTAAGACATAGAGTTACACCTGTTACATCAGGTACTCGTCAAAGTCTAGTAATATGGAGTTTAGGACAACCTTATAAATGATTGAAATACAACCACTCTTTTCTAAACCACTTGCATATACAAAGATACATTTACATGAAAGTGATATACAAATTATTAAAGACTTAGAATATAAAAGTATTGAACCAGATGGTTTTCAATCTGTTGATGATATGATATGGGATAGATTACCAGATTTAACTAGAGATATAGAACGCCATGTAAAAGATTTTAATGATAATGTTATGCACTATCAAACACCTATTAAAATGACAAGAATGTGGAGTACAAAATTTATGCCAGGTCAACAAGGCGAAGTACATTATCATATGAATAGTACATATAGTTTTGTTCTTTACATAGACAAAGGTACAAGTTGTCAGTTTCAATCATTTGGACAAGAAGAATTATATAAACCTATCTATAATAAATATAATATATACAATATGAAAAGTTTTGATATGCCTGTTCAAAGAGGAACACTACTAATATTTAAGTCAAGTTTACCTCACAAGGTTATGAAAACAGATGTAGAAAGATATAGTGTAGCAGGTAATTTTGTAATAACAGATTTAGATGAGTATAAAATAGTATGACAAACTTTATAGGCGAATATAAAATAGATGATAGTATGTGTGACGCATTAATAGAACATCACCGTAACTCAGAAAAAATTTCAGGTAAAGTAGGTTATAAATCTGTAGATAAAAGTCAAAAAGATAGTAAAGATGTTCATGTTAACATTTATACAAATAAACTTATTAAAGATTATATTAATAAAATAAGAAGTTTAGCAAGGCGTTATTGTGAAACATATGTATGGGCAAATCGTGCTTGTCCTGAATTTGATATTAGAGAAGACTTTAATATACAATATTACCCACCAGGTGGTGGTTTTAAACAATGGCACTATGAACAAAATTTTGTACCAGATGAAAGAACTGGTGCTGACTATACTAGTAAAAGACACTTAGTCTTTATGACTTATTTAAATGATGTTAAAGATGAAGGCGAAACGGAGTTTTTCTATCAAAGAAGATTTGTAGAACCAAGGAAAGGATTAACTCTCATTTGGCCAGGAGGTTGGATGCATACTCATAGGGGTATACCATCACCATCACAAGAAAAATATATTATAACAGGTTGGATATCTTATGTTTAAAAAAGAACACTATCAAGTAATTAGAAATTTAATTAGTCCAGACATGGCAAATTTATGTTATCGTTATCTTTTAAATAAGAGGCGTGTATTTAAATTTCTACATGAAAACAAATTAGTATCACCATTTAATGACCATTGGGGTGCATTGACAGACCAACAAGTGGATGCTTGGGCAAACTATGATGATGTACTAATGACCACTTTACTTGTAGAGACAAAATCAAAATTAGAAAAAGAAATAGATATGAAACTTATTGAAACATACACATATACAAGATTATATGTTTATGGTAACGAATTACATAGACACAAAGATAGACCATCATGTGCTGTTTCTGCTACTATGAATTTAGGTGGTGACGCTTGGCCAATCTATGTTGATAATACAGGTGGTGAAAATAATCCTGGTATCAGAGTAGATTTAGAACCAGGTGATTGTTTGATGTATAGAGGAACAGAATTAGAACATTGGAGAGAAAAGTTTTATGGCGAAAGTTGTGGTCAAGTATTCTTACATTATAATGACGCTAGTGACCCAAAATCAAAAGATAACAAATATGATGGTAGACCTATACTAGGGTTACCTAATTCTGCGAGACCGTATATAAAATGAAAATACAAGGTAGAGATATAATACAATTTGAATTTCCAATCTATGTTCAAAAAGTAGAAGAACACCATTTACAAAAAGATGACTTTTTAAAGTTAATGAAAGAAGATAAACCGTGGTGGGAAATTTTCGTACTTACACATGATAAGTACACAAAAAATGTAATGAATTATTTTGAAAGTAAATGGACTAATTATGTCAAATACTGGACAGATGATTATAAATTAGGTAAATCAGAAATACGCCATTCACATTATATATTTTTATATTTTTGGCATGATAACAAACTTACACTCACATTAAATGGTAAAGAAAAAATTATAGATGTAGTTGAGGGAACACTTATTAGTTTTCCGTCTTTAATGAGATATTCTATTAGAAATGATAAAGTTACAGGATATGATGTAACTTTTAATAATTAAGACCAACTCTTAGCGTCTGCGTCCCAAACTCTTACTTGTGTTAAATCAGATGATGGATCAGTTACACTTTCGTATGCTGTGTCTTCGTAATTAGTTCTTTGTGCATTAAGATTAGTAGTGTTTATTCTCCAGTATGGATTTTCACTACCTACAACTTTAACAGCAGTATATCTTGTATTGTCTTGGTCCCATGTAATACGATATTGATACTTTTGGTCACCTTCAGCATAATCTTTTATAGTAGGTAATGCAACTGGTGGATAATATGCACCGTCAGTTGTATTTAATACCCAATTTGCATAAGGTTTTGGTGTTGTAAAGTATCCTGTACCACTATCATCTACAAAATAACAACCAGGACCTGCAAATCTTTTTCTAAATCCGTGACTAAAAGATGTTTGTT